ACACACACAAGGAGTAAAATGCAAAGTAAACCTATACTTTTAAGCATAATTTTTTCGTCATTGATTTTATTTTTATCATTAGTGAGTGTAGACACCTATAATATTCTACCCATCAAAGCAACCTATAATGCCTTAACTGAGGATGCCAAGAAACAAGTTACTTGTTTGGCAGAGAACATTTATTTTGAAGCAGGGCATGAACCACTTGAAGGTAAGAAAGCTGTTGCTTTTGTCACTTTGAATCGTGTACAATCTGGCTACGCCGATGATATATGCGGTGTAGTGAAACAAAAGACAGGCAATCTATGTCAATTTTCATGGTATTGTGACCGCACATTTACCTCCAGAAGCTTGACAATGAAGCAGACTCCATTGTATAATGAGATTTTAGAATTGGCAACAAATGTGTTTTTGAATTTTGATAGAATGAAAGATATGACAAACGGAGCTACTTATTATCATGCTGATTATGTTAATCCAGGTTGGACAAAACTTAAAAAGGAAACTCAAATTGGCAGGCATATTTTCTACAAAAGTAAAAAAGACACCATTGACCGAAGTAAAGGAATCATTTAACATGAATAAAGATTTAATCACAATCTGTGTATCGGTAATCATCGTATTATGTACCGCAATAGTCGGTCTAATCGTGTATAATATTAATGATAGAAACAACATGGCGAAAAACATTGAGGCTGCAATCAGTCGAGGTGTTGACCCATTATCCGTGAAGTGTGCATATGAAACAAATTCTAATCCGATTTGCATAACATACGCCGCTACAACCAAGAAATAATTTTTAGGAGTATATTATGGCAGTACAGCAAGTGAGTGTTAATCAAATTTCAAACCCAGCAGACCGTGAGAAGTTGTTGAAGGTTATCCGTGAGGTGTCTGATTCAATGGCACGGGCTCAGGGTGAGAAAGAATATATCCGTGAAGCAATTGCAGATATCAGTAAACAGTTGCAACTACCTAAAAAGATTGTTGCGAAAATGGCGAAGGTCTATTTCAAACAGAACTATGATGAAGAAGTTGCTGTTCAAGACCAATTTGAAACTCTTTATGAAACGATTGTGAAATGAAATATATCTTTAAGCAAATAGACAATATCTCTGGCCGTTGTGCAGAGACTACTGTTGAATTTAGTGCCGATTCTCTTTCTGATATCGTGAACCAATTTGAAATGTTTATTCGTGGATGCGGATTTTATCCACCAGGAGCTTTAGAATTTGTTGATGAAGAAGAATATTATGGTGAACCAGAAACGGAAGAAGAACCTGTTCATCCATGGACTCAAACATTAAGAGAAGATGCTGAGTGGCCTTTCGCAAAAGAAAAACAACCAGAATCAATCTATGATGGTGATTTGAATTCACCTAGTGCAGGTGCTTCAGATAAATGGACAAGCCCATGGCAAGGTACTGCACCATCGGTTGCAATGCAATGGACTGTGGAACAATTAACAAAAGAAAAATCAGTTTGCCCAGTTTGTAAGATTGATAATGAAACCATGGCACAACATGAATGCTGGGACGATAATTGTCCAAAAGGAAAAGATGCCGACTAAAGATGAAATGGCAAAATTTGCTAAGTCTATAGAAGAATACGTTGCAAATACAAACTACAATTACATTGAAGCAATTGTGGAATATTGCAAAACTACTGGGCTTGAAATCGAAGTGGCGGCCACATTAATCAACTCTAATCTAAAATCGAAGATTGAAAATGTGGCATTGGATAATAACATGTTAAAAGAAAAGGGTGCTCGGTTACCAATATGATATCAGGTTATGAAGCTTTTGGGCTATATCAGTCTCTAAAACTTCACTTCACAACCGACTCATATGATTACTTCAAATACAATGGCAAGACTAATGTCACAGTCACCGCATTTGAAAATCGTAAAGACAAATATCACTTCTACAAATTGTCTCGTAAGTACACCAACAAAGAAGATTTAATTAATTTCATTGTTGCTAATCTTGTAGAGGATGAAAAGTCATGGGTCGGTGTTCTGTTGCAAGAAGAGGCCGATATGAATTTCCGTAAACGACAAAAGGTAATACAGTCACTATCATACACCTTTGAAAATGATTGTAAACTTATTTTTCAAGATTGTATACTTAATCCCAATGAAGTATTGATGACTGATGGTGATTATCCTTTGTTACTTACCAAGACTCTACAGAAAGATGTACAAGTTGAAACCTTGTGTATGTTGAATCAGATTCTTGGATTTTTCCCGATGTGGACAGATAAAATCAACGACACAATTAGGTGGCCAGAATATAGGCGAAAGTGTATCAAGTATACCGCATTTCTACCACAAGATAGTGTAAAATACAAGTTGATTTTGAAAAAGGTGTTAAATGAAAATCTCTAAGATTTATTTGGATATGGATGGTGTTCTCTGTAACTTTGAACGCCGTTATTTTGAGAGGTACAATGAGTTGCCCGGTTCAATGCGTGACCGGAAAGACTTCAATGTACATTGGGATGATTTTATTGAAACACGCCAGTTTGAAACATTAGACTGGTGGCCCGGTGGTCAAGAACTGCTGACTTATGTTAGTTTTCTACATAACGAATATAAGATAGAGGTCGAAATGCTAACTTCTTCTGGTGGACAAAAACACCATAAGGTAGTAGCAGAGCAGAAGCAAGTATGGTTGGATTCTAAAGGAATCATTTACAAGGCGAATGTCGTTGCAGGTCGGAAAACAAAAGCCGAATATGCAAAGGCAGACACAATCCTTATTGATGATACACCTGATGTTATTCAATCATTTAATGCGGCAGGTGGTATAGGTATTCTGCATAAAGAGATTGGCAATACTTTGCTGTTGTTGAAATCTCTGGTTACAGAAGACATATATACTATTATATAATGCATAATGTGGATAAGAAAATATATTAACATACAATTTATACAAGGAAATACATATGAGTTCATTTGCAAATCTTAAGCGCAATCGTAGTGATATCAAAACACTAACCAAAGCGATTGAAGCAACCTCCCAACCTGCTGAAGCAGGATCCAAAGATGACACACGTTTCTGGCAACCAGAAGTAGACAAAGCAGGTAACGGCATGGCTGTTATTCGTTTTCTCCCCGCTCCTGCGATTGATGGTGACGATGCTCTACCTTGGGTTCGTACATTCAGTCACGGTTTTCAGGGACCTGGTGGTTGGTTCATTGATAACTGTCTCACAACTCTTAATGAGAAGTGCCCAGTTTGTGAACACAACAATACACTATGGAACTCTGGCATTGAAGCCAACAAAGAAATTGCTCGTAAACAAAAACGCAAGTTGAGTTATGTTGCAAACATCTTGGTCGTATCAGACCCAACTAATCCATCCAACGAAGGTGAAATTCGTTTGTACAAATTCGGTAAGAAAATCTTTGATAAGATTACTGAAGCAATGAATCCTGAGTTTGCGGATGAAACACCTGTTAACCCATTTGACTTGTGGGAAGGTGCAAACTTCAAGTTGAAGATTCGTAATGTTGAAGGTTATCGCAATTACGATAAATCAGAATTTGCCACACCAAGTGCATTGCTTGATGGTGATGATGCCAAACTTGAAGAATTGTGGAAGAAAGAATACTCTCTGAAAGAATTCACAGAGAAGAAACAATTCAAACCTTATGACCAACTCAAGTCTCGCCTTGATAAAGTTCTAGGCTTTGAAGGTGCTGCACCTGTATCTAAGGCAGATACTGCCGTAGTAAGCAAGTTTAATGATGATGATATTTCTGTGATTGACAAACCAGTTGCAGTAGATGAAGATTTGGATTATTTCAAATCACTTGCACAATAAACTAACGCTCCTTTCTCAGAACTTAGTTTGACCCCGCCTTGTGCGGGGTTTTTTATGCGTTCTTAGTAACCACTTGTGTGTTATTCACTTTAGCATAATTAATCATTGCTGGATTACCTTGTTTCATTTGCTCTCTATAACCAGCACTTATACTTGAAGACTCTGAATTCAATTTAGCACCTTCAAATGTACCTTTGAATCCCTCATATTTTTGGTCAGCTATTAATCTAACAGGTTTGTTACCGATTGCAATTAATGATGGCGCACCAGTTTTCAATGGGTCATAAGTTGCAGTCATGTAATCTTGGAAGGAAGATTTGGTTCTGTGTTCAAAGTGTAAGTGTGGACCACTTCCGATACCTGTATTACCCAACAAACCTATTACAGTGCCTGCTTTTATTTTGTCACCTTTTTTAACAAACATTTTATTCAAGTGAGCAAATCGTAATATTTCTCCATTGACTTTCAAATCAATCATATTACCATAACCACTATGTTCACTTGCATCAACAACTTCAGCATCTGCAAGTGTTTGAATTGGACTATTAACAGGAACACCGGCGTAATCAACACCAGTATGTGGTTTCAATTCTTTCTTTACTGGATGAAATCTCATGCCATATAAAGAAGTTACTACTGCTTGTCCTGCTGTTGCTGGGTAATCTACTCCATCATCACCACTACCTTCAACTTTTTTAGTCTTATTTGTTTTTTCGTTTTTAACATCTTCTTTGGTTATTGGAGTTGCTTGTTGTCCTTCATATGGGTTAACTACTTTACCAAAATCTTTAGGTGTTTCTGGTGTTGGAGTAGTTGGCACACTAGAGGGTGCAGAAATACCAGTTGTGGATGAAGGTGATTGTGCATCTGGTCTTGTTGGTGCAATAACAGGTTTTTCTTTTAATACCGGTTCAAGGTTTTTATCAACTTCTGGTTTTAGTTTTGGTTGTTTTTCCGAAGGAACTTTTTCTTCTAGTTTAGGTGGGTTATTGATTAGGTCTTTTAATTTTTCAACCCAATCAATGTTTCTTTTAATAGAAGTTTCTTTTACTTTTTTTAGTACATCAATATCACTTTGTAATTTTACACCTTCTGTTGCCAAAGAATTGATATACTCATCTCTTGCTTTTCTATCACTTCTTGTTTCAACTTCCTTTACATCTATTCCAAAAACATCTAGTGCCAACCAACTCGCAAAAGATTTGGTATTAGTAATTAATAAATCTTTAGTTGAGACTAAAAATGAACGAATGTACCCAATTACTACAGATGGTAAATTTGAAATGGTTGAGAAAATTCCTTTGACAGTTTCCTCATCGGCTATACCTAGAGAAGAAAGTGTATCAAAGAAAACTCTTGATGCTTTTCTGAAAGGTGCAGCCCAATCAATTTTTTTGAAACCATCTTCCGCACCAGCCCAAAAATCTATTGCTTTAACTTCAAGGGAAGAAAACGCTTCACTAATAATTTTTCCAAGATTTGAAACTCCAACTAATACTGAACCAACAGTAAATGTCAACATCCAAAATAATAAATCAACAATTGAACCAAATGAAAAAGATTCTTTTTCTTCACCCTTTTCATTTTTCTTTTTAGGCATACTGATAAACAGTTGACGATTTGCTCTAGACTCGGTTACATTTTTGCCTAAATTTGTAGGTTCTGATGGTTTGATTCCTTCTAATTTCAATAATTTAATGAAACCGTTACTGATTTTTTTAAATTCTTGTGCAAGGGTTTTAAAAGACAAACCCAGCTTAGCAATAATTTTTAAAGATGCCTCTATCTCCAGACCTTCTTTTTCTGATTTTACTTTAGATGTTGGGTCTTCTTTTCTAAGTATTTTTTTTGAAAATACTGAACCAAAAATATCTTTTAACATGTTACTCTACTCAGTAAAAGGTCTGTAACTGAAATTTCTTTTTCTTTTTCAACTTGTCTAAATTTAACTGCATTGGTATTCTGAACTTCGGTAATATTAATGATATCATAATCTGTAGGTTTCTTTTGATTACGGTGACCCAAAAATATTTCTTTTGAATCGTATATCATTTTTTTACCTGTTTCAGGTTCTACAACAGTAAAGGCATTTGAGAGTATGTCGGTATCTTGTCCACCAACACCTTCTAAGTGTTTTAAAAGACCTTTCTTACTTTCTGCCGCAGCATAATTTTCTTTTGCGTGTTTTGTTAATTCGTCTTTGCCTTTCCACGAACCACTTCCACTAAACATATCTTCAGTTTTTTGTTTATCTAATGCCACGGCACCAGAGGCTACTGATGCTATGACTCTCTTTAATGCTTCTTCATCATCTGAAAAAGAATTTAGTGTTTTAATTCCCTTTTCTTTTCCCATACCCATCATAAAATAAGCAGCCATAACTTTAGCTGCTGTTCCAAAATCTTTCATAACAGCATCAGGGTCATTTTCTAAATCTATGCCAATTATTTTACCAATATCTCTGTAAATGCTTCGTCCAGTTACTTGAATAAAACCACGACCTCTAAATTTGTATCCATCACCTGGTTGTTTATTGGTTGTTAATCCATCATAAATGAAATTGAAGAAGTCTTCTTCACTCATTGAGTTCAACATTTTTTCCAATACTTCTTTTGGTACACCTTCATGTTTGTAACCTGGGTCTCCTGGTTTTATTTTTTTATCTGAACTAAAACCCATTTGTACAGCTACTCGGCCGCCTGGAGCAAGCATTACTAATTTTGAATAGATATAACTTATTCCTCTATTTTTAAGACTTGATAACCAACCTTTTGGTCCTGCTTCTTTTGATGCTGGATCCAAACCAGATTCTTTTGCTGCCGTTAGAATAAGTGCTTTTATTGCAGACTTATTTGTTATGCCCATTTCCATTAATGCTCTAGCAAAAGATTGTACTTTTTCTTTTTCACCACCTGGAGATTTACTTGGTGGTGCAGGAGTTTTTTCTTCTGGTCTTAATTTTGCCAATCGTTCATTCACATAAGGCAAATAAACTTTTGGAACACTTTCAATCTTTTCTTTTTTCTGATATACTGCATTGACCCAAGAGTTTATATTTGTGTCATTCACAGCAAACCATTGTGGAGAACCTTCTTTTGCTTTTTCGACAACTGGTTCTGGCTTAGGTTTAGCAGGCTCAGGTACAGGTGCAGCAGGTACAGGTGATGGTGCCTTTGTTGGCACAGATGGCTTTTCCACAGGAATTGAAACTTGACCCTCATACGGGTTAACTACTTTACCAAATTCTTTAGGTGGTTTAACAGGTGCTGCAGGTGCTACAGCTTCTTGTACTCTTTTTGGTAAAGCCGGAATAACTTTCTCATTTAAAAACTCTTGTGAAGCCTTTGCAATTTTTAATTTTATTTGATTTACTTTTTTATAGTATTCAATAACTTTTATAATTTTTTGTTCTTCATTATCCAAATGTTGGATGTCATTCATCAAAGTTCTTTTTAGTTCCGCTTTTTTTCTATTTTCGTTTGCAAGATTCGTTATGTACTCAGTCTCTTTTCTCAGAGCCTCTTCTGCTTCTCTTTTTTCTTTTTCAAATCTAAGTTGTTCTTCTTCTATCCACTTATCATATTCATCTTGTTTACCTTTCATGTCAAAAGTTTTTTCAAGTGATTTCAAATATGGGTCAACAAATTCGGTTATTTTTTTGCCAATAAAATCAAAAGACTGTGAAACAATATCTTTCAATTTATTCCAAATCTCACCTAACCAATCAGTGAAAACATAAATGCTATCGGCAATATCTCTAGTATCAACCAGACCAAGAGTAAGACCACTAAAAATACCAGAAATTGCACCAACGAACCAATTACCTTCACGGTCGGTTCTGGTCATTTCTTCTATTGCACCATCAACAGCATCCCAAAGTATAAAACCGATAGTTACTATTAAACTACCAATTCCAAGAGTTCCAGAACCTGCGGCCGCAATAGTAGCTGCTCTTGCAGAGAATTTTGCTAGTGCTTTTCCACCTAGTTTTGGTATAATCTTCTTTAGAACATTGGCAATTTTTTCAAGTACAATTTTTCCTTTTTCAATAAAAAATTTACCTATTTCTTTACCTTGAGTTTTAAACCAGTCTTTAATTATTTTTTTAAAATCAAATTTACTTAAAAAACTTGTTACTGCTTTTTTGAATTTATTGAATACTTTATAAAGGTTTCTGAATATTTTATTGTGTCTTAATTTTTTTAGTGCTGTGGCTTTTAGACTTCTTGTAAATCTTTTAATTTTTTTTCTAAAGATATTAGACAGTGCTCCGCCTTTTAAATTTGAACCATCATCTTCATCATCCTTTTTGACTTTGGAATCAATGTATTTGTCTTGGCGAACCTTAAAATTTATTTCTCGTTGGTCTTGTTTTAAATAATGTGCATCTTCTTTTTCTCTTGCCTCAATACCAAACAATTTCACCAATCTAATAATGTTTTGATTGGTTATGTTTAAGTCTTTGGAGATTTTACCTAGAAGTAGGTAATTTTTGGCAGCTTGTTGTAATGTTTTATCAACACCGAAACTTTTACCCAAACTAATTTTGGATAAAAGTGTTTGCCTAATATCTGCACCTATGGCTTTAGAATCCATATTTTAAGCCGCAGACGGTTGTAGATATTTTTGAACAAAGTCAGTATTGTAAGCATCTGCTATCTTAGATGAATCTTTACCAATACTTCCTTTGTTGTTATTCACATTTGAAGAATTGACTACAGTTCCGGCATCTGGTGCAGAATCCAATCTCTGGCCTTCTGCAACATCACCTGATAATTTTCCTAATTGAGAACCAGAAGCATTTGGTGTTACTGGTTCTGCTGAAGTTTGAGATGTTGGTGACATAGAGCCACTACCACCACTCGTATCACCAGGTGTATTTGGTGATGCACTAATACTTCCTCCACCAGAAGCACCCGCATCTCCGCCTGATGATTTCTCAGTAGGTAACTTTATGTCCATATTATTAGTAATTGGACTTGCAGCTTCAGGTTTTGGTGTTGATGTAGATTTGACTAGGTTTATAACCTTATCACCATCAACACCTTGAGCTATTAATGCAGAACGTAGAAGTGGTTCATCTATTGGTGTTCCATTTTTTGTGGAGAAACCAGTTGGTGATTGTGCATCTGGTTTTGCACCAAATGAATCCAACAGTTTAATAGCTTCTTCTTTAGTTTGTACTACTGGTGCCGATTCTTTACTAGGTGATTTACTAGTTGTATCAGTTGATTCATTTGGTGTGACTTGTTCTGGTGAAGTTTTTTCACCTGTATCAGTTTCAGGTTTTGCGGAAACTGTTTCTGCTGTTCCTGTTGTACCACTCTTTTTACTTTGAGGTGTTACTCTTGCTCGTTTAGAGAATGGTCTAAAACCAGGAATAGTAATGTCTGGAAAACTAATAGCAACTTTATCTGATAAATTGATTCCTAATTTGGCAGCTGCTGCAACCAATGTATCAGGTAATGGCATATCAAAACCAAATTTTGAAAGTGGTATAGTAAATTTATCCCACCCAATATTTTCTGCCATCCAGTTTGCCACACGGTCAAACATTTCAGTAAAGAAAGTTATAATTGGTTGTAATTCATCCGAAAGACCTTTTAGGTTTTCTCGTAATTGTTTTTCACCAAATAAACCAAAACTAATAAATTCTAAAAGTTTTCCTATACCTTTCAGTAAAGTTTCTTTAACAATATCAGTTTCAGTTATTGCTTTCCATCCATCAGTTATAGACTTGAATAATGACTCAATCCATTCCATTGGTTTGAAATTTTCTTCAAACCATTTTGCGATATTACTACCAATTGTAAGTGCAGTACCTACAGCGGCTATTATACCCCAAAAAATTAATTTAGCTATACTTTTTGCTTTATCCCAAAGCCAGCTGGTGATGCCACTATCATCATCTTCGGCATTTGGTTTTTTCATTCCTTTACTACCTGAAGATTTGTCATTAACAATACTTACTTTAGTGTCTTGTTTTTTCCTTGAAGCTTCTAATTCAGATTCTCTTTGGTCTTCAGTTTTGAAAAATTTATCGGCTTTTGTTGCTGCACCTTTTTTGTCGTTGGCTTTTAATTTAACCAACTTAACGACATTTTGACGAAGCACGTTAACATCTCTTGCCATACCTGGAAGTGATATAGAATTTTTAGCTATAATTTTTAAGAAAACTAAACTGTCTTGGCTGATAGCTGATGATTCACCATCAGCACTTCCACCACTTTCAGTTTTCTTCTCACCAGGTGCTTTTTTGGATTTAAACTTAGAACGAATGAAAGTTGAAAAAATATCAGAACCACCAAAAAAAGATTGCAAAGCCTTATCTCTATTGGTGTCACCACCTTTAGATTTTTTAGATTTACTATCTTTCAAATAATCATTTAAAGATTTTTTTAATGATGCCATTTATTTTCTTCTCGTTTGTTTCTGCAATTCTATTCTTTGTTTTTCTTCCTCAAGATGCTTAACCAATAATGCCAAATAAATGTTTCTTTCCCACGGCAACATGTTCTCAAGTTCAGTCAGACTATATTTGTGGTATTGCATTAAAGCAAAATTAGTCTGATAGTAATTACCTAGGGTATCATATCGAAATGTTAGGCGAAAAAATTTTGTAAGCCCCTCACAACAATTTCTTCTTCATATCCACATTTTGTACATTTAAAATGTAAATCTTTTTTGATTTCAGGCATAGTGTCAAAAAACACTTTGATTTTTTCTAAATGAGGTTGTTGTAAGTTGTCGATAAATTCTTCCAATTCTTCTTTTGAAGTATCTTTTGCATAGTATAAGTTGTCTTTGTCATAGATGTAATCAACACAATCAATTAAAATTGTCATCATAACATCTTTTTCATCCATGTCTTCATACTTCTGAATCATTTCAAAAGTTGGATATCTTAGACATACACCAAGATTTTCGGTAAGTTGAATTTTGTTTGAGTGTTTTTCATCTTTAGTAGGATGAATTTCTAACAGATTCAATTTGAATTCAACTGAATTGTTACAAACTTTGTCTTCATTCTTTTCATCTTTTACTGTGTTGTTGCATTTGTATTTTAACTCAACAACTTCTTCCACAGACCTTGCTCGAAGATTCATAAACAAATATTCCAAATCAAATGTTGGAATATTGTCAATGTCAATATCATCTAAAACACAGTTTTTCAATACTTGGCGTATTACACCAATTGTTTCTTTTTGGTCTTCATTCTCTGAAGCCATCAGAAAAAGTTTTTGTTCTTTAACTAAGAACGGACGAAATCTTACTGGTTTATTTGTAGAAATTAAATTCACAGTATAAATTGGTACTTCGATTTTTGGTAACATAATAACCTCGCTTGTTTAATGTTTAATTACAGGGCACGACCTATTGGTAGAATTCTAGATAGACCAGTACCAAGGAGAGCAGTTGCAGCACCTGCAAGGTCGTAACTTCCTTCGTAGATTGGTCTATATCTTTGATATGCAAATTGGATTGAAAGACGATGAAAACCATCTTCAGACCAACTCAATGCTTGAGGTGCAATTCCTATAGGAAAAGCATCTATCAATTCTACTGCAAAAATTTGTTTGATAAAATCATCATATTGAATGATTTTTATATTTGTCATATATCTTGTGGTGTTGCCTTTTGGAAAACGCATATTATTTGTGTCAGAAGGTTGAATTGCCTCCATCCAACGGTCGAATAATTTTCTTTCATAAAAGTCATTGGTACACAAGAATGTTAATGTTGTATCACCGTATTGTGTTTGATATGGCACTTTAAAAGTTGGACCATAAATCTTAACATCGGCTGTTTGGAATGTTCTGCCTGGCAATTCAGCTGATTCACATTGTAGAGCCAGATACCTTGTCATAGAAGAATTGGCACCTTGTGAAGAATCTCCTTTACCGCCAAATGCCGAACTGATTGCATCACTAACATCACTAAAAACAGAGTTTGGAAAATTCAATATTTTTTCAAGTATTGAACTTCCAACAAAACTATTAATATAAGATGGAATAGGAAGAATGACTTCAAAACGGGAAGGTTTTGCAAGTCCGTCTTTTGCTCTCACATTTGAGAGAAATAAATTTGGTGAGAATGCCATTAGAATTTTTTCCGTGAGTCTGCGTAAACTTTACTTGTTGATGCACCAACAAATGATTCAACTGGCAACATTGCAGCAATGTCCCATTCATCTGCGGCGATTTCCAAAAATCTGGATTCAATCTGTCTAAACAAATATCTTTTGATACATGGATTTGCCTCAAATATCTTAGAAGCTGCAGCCAAGTATCTGTAGTTAATTTTCAATTTTGTATCTTCATCATAAGTATCATTAGAGATTGTATCACTCAATTTATCTAACAAAATCATTCGGTATTTGGGATGAATATAATGAAGATTTAGACCTAGAAAACCATCATTATATCTTTGAATCGGAATCACCAATGGAAACCGGTCATAGTATGGCATTGTATCTTTTGTTTTTGGGTCATAAAAATAGAAATACATTCTACCAATCATTGAACGATTTTTAAGTCTATTTCTATCATTCATCAATGCAGTTGAAGTTGGTTTCAAGTCTTTAACTTTTGAACGCAACCAAGCCCTAGACGCATTGGTTCTAGGTGTCAAACCTTCTTTTGCAAGTGATGTTTTGATTCTGTCAAGTAGTTTTGCCATCTTCTATTTATCTCATATGCCTAAGTCTTTTTCAGTTAAGACTTTGAATTGCCAACCATGTTCTTTACAAAACAAATCGGCAGCTCTCCACTTTTCTTGGTTTACGGCATATGTTGCCGACTCTTGGATAAATCGTGCCGTTTTACGTTTTTGCACAGGTTGTTTCGTCTGTGACTCTGGCTTTATCTCTAGTATCATTGTCGTCTCCTGACCATCTTTCCGTTTGATCCTGACGATGAAGTCTGGAAAGTAACGATGCACTTTTTGGTCGATAGGAGACTTGTAAGGTATTGGCAACTCTTCCGATGCAAACCAAATAACATTCGGATTATTATCTAACCATTTCAAAACTAAAAGTTCCCAACTTGAACGGTATATAACATTGTCTGCATTACCATTATATTTGTTTCTATTTTTTACTTTATAAAAACCTTTATAAAAAGATTTTTCTTTTTTCATTTTCTGAAACGAAGTTTTGCTTTTTCAGACATTTTTTTTCTTGCTTCTTCCGAATGTTTTTTACCAAACATAGGATTCAAATCACCAGACCTAGGTTTTCCATACATACCATTTTTTTCACCAATACATATTCTGGACATTCTAAAATTTTCATCTTTCAAAAGTTCTAATGTTTTTTCTCTTAATACTTGTTTGGTTTCTTCTGTGTGTTTTTTACCGTAAAAACCATTTAGCTTACCTTCAAATCCAGAACTACCTTCTAATTTTGGTATTGTTATAAAATCTGGACCATCAACATCAAAGAATTGATTTATCTTATAACAATTCATTTGTTGACTTTTTGAATTTAATTTTTTTGTCATTTTAAGACCTCCGATGACTTATTTAGAAAGAAACATTCCTTTATATGACATAAATACTATCTATAACACCTTTACAGGAATAAACATGGCTTTTTTCGGTCTATCAGACATATCGTTCAACAAAGGAACTGGTGCCACTAGAGGTCCTTTGGCGTCACTATCTGGCAGTGAATTTGAACAAACAACTTTAAGATATCCTTTGGATGTTGGAAACTACGATAAGTCACACTATGTTGTGTTTTATATAAGACAACAAAAAAATAGTGCGTTTCAAAGACCACAGTCTCGGTCAGATATGATGGGTACTTTTGATAGTGACAATTACAACAATATGGATGTGAAAGCTGGTGGAACATCAATTTCAAATTTGACAAATAAAGTTGGTGGTGAGATTATTAATAAGGTAAATTCAGCCTTTGGTAAAGTTAATGAAGTAACTAACAACAAGTTGGCAGGTTTAACAGGTGCTCTTTCTAAAGGAATTACCAATGTTGTTGGTGGTGTAGGAAACATATTTGCATCAACACCAAATGTGAATCTTGGTGGTGGTTCATCAGAAACTTCTGCTGTTATTGATAATTCAATTAAAAGAATTTCTAGAAAGGGCAATGTTGAATTTGACCGTCCAACATATTTGACTACAGATGCTATTGCATTGTATATGCCTGACACCTTAGCTTATAGTTATACTCAATCATATGAATCTATAGGTACAGGTAATGAATTTGCCGGACAAGCTATAGCCATGGGTAAATCAGCACATGATGCTTACAAAAATGGTGGCTTAGCAGCTGCTGGTGATTCTATGAGAAAATCCGCTACTGAGAATATAACAGAAATTTTAGCAAAGACAGCCGGAAAAGCTTTATCTAGTGATAATACAGCTAAACTATTTTTAGGAAATGTGATGGGTAGGGTTGTTAATCCCATGTTGGAAATGCTCTATCAATCTCCAAACTTTAGAACATTCCAATTTGAGTTTCTTTTCTATCCAAGAGATGAACGTGAAGCTTTAGAAACTCAACGTATTTTGGAAAGATTTCGTTTTCACCAGGCACCAGAAATTTTAAAAGAAAATGGTGCTTCTGCTGGTGGATTCTTAGTTCCACCATCAGAGTTTGATATTAGATTTTATTATTCTGGAAGTGAGAACCCAAACATACCTCAAATCTCAACTTGTGTATTGACTACTATGGATGTCAACTATGCACCAAATGGTTGGTCATCATATGAAGTTCCTGATGAATTCAAACCAAGTATTGGTAGAACAGGTATGCCAACTGCAATTCAAATCACATTAAGTTTCCAAGAAACCACTTATTTGACAAAAGATGATTTTGATGAAAAATTAGTCAACTCAAATAGTACTGGCGCAAGAAAGACTTAAATGGCAAAATATTTTAATTATTTCCCAAGAATAATATATTCAGCTAATAACAATACTGCTGGGTTGGATACTGTTACTTCTATCACCTCTAGGTTTACATTTACAGATAATTTCAAATTTAATTCTTCAATATTCTACACATACGATATACAAGAAGGTGATACTCCAGAAATCATTTCAGCAAAATTTTATCATAATCCTGAAAGACATTGGATTGTTTTGATGTTCAATGATATCATTGATCCGTTTTATGATTGGCCATTAAAAAATAATGACTTAGTTAATTTTATTGATACAAAATATTCAGCTTCAAATTATGCTGATACAGCAAACACTTCTGTATCTGGTTTGTCTTGGGCAATGAATGTTAACAATGTTCAATCATATTATAAGGTTGTAACTAAGACTAATGTGGACAATCAAAATTTTATTGAAAAAATTCAAGTTGATGCAAACACATATGCAAACGTAGCGGCAACCACACAAACATTTACTTTGGATAGTGGTGATGTAATCATACAAAAAGTAACAAAAGAAAAACAAACCTACTATGATTATGAAGTTGCTGAAAATGAAAGTAAGAGAACTATCAAATTGGTAAAACCAGAATTTATAGTTCCAATCGAAAAAGAATTTAAACGAGTAATTAAGTAATGGGTATACCTTTTAAGAAATCGACTGGGTTTTCAGTTAATGAATTGGTGGTTGTCACCAAAGGTGGGCCTGTTGACATTACTTCAATCTATGAAGAAATCAATATCTTTGATTCTGTGTTATCACCAGTAATGACTGGAACAATTTTGATAACAGATGCAATCGGTTTATCAGATAAACTTTTATTTGATGGTTCTGAATCTGTTCTAATACACATCACAAAATCTTCTGAGATGGAAGATGTTGCCTCTTTTAAGAAAGCTTTTAGAATTTACAAACAATCAGATAGAAAAAATCAAGGGTTAAATTCTGAAGTCTATGTTCTTCATTTTTGTTCCGATGAATTGATGTATTCAGACCAACAAAAAATTAATCAAGCATATGAAGACAGTTATGGTAAAATTGTATCCAGAATTCTAATAGATTACTTGAAAGTTCCAAATAATAATCTTACTGGTATTTTTGAAGATACTTTTGGCATTAAAAAAGTGGTTATACCTAATTTGAAACCTCTTGATGCAATAGATTGGTGTGCAAAAAGGTCTGTTGACTCCAATCAATCACCAAACTATGTTTTTTTTGAAAATGCAACAGGTTTTAATTATGTGACGCTTTCAAAACTACTGACACAAGATAGTATATTGGATATTAAATTTGATGCTAAAAATTTACAAGGTCAAGATGCACTTGATGAGATTAGTATGGCCAGAGGATTTGAAGTTGTTGTTCAAAATGATAGTCTAACAAAACAAAGGTCTGGTGTTAATGCTGGACAATTTATTGGATTTGACCCAATAACCAGAAGTACCGCAATCAAACAAATTGGATATGGAGATGTTTACTCATCTATGAAACATTCCAATAGTACACCAAATGTTTCTATAAACCAAAACAGAGCAGGTATTGAGAATGTGAAAGCTTATAATTCTAAGAAAACATTTTCTATGTTTGGTGCAGCTCAACAATTTAGTGAATACATTAAGAAGAATGACCCTACATCACTATCTAAAATTGAAAACTTAGAAGATTGGGTTTTCCAAAGAAAATCAATTTTTGAAAATCTAATGTCTAAGAGAATCAAAATTGTTATGCCTGGTAATTTTCAATTATCTTCTGGTTTTAATGTCAATGTTAGTGCGCCAAATTTTTCTAAGAAGACTAAAGGTGATGACAATGAAGACACCAGTTTAAGTGGTAGTTATATTATTGTTGCCTCTAGACATATCATTGGATATGAAAAACATGAAACAATTATTGAAGTGGCAACTACTTCTACAAATAGTGAGTTTATTACACAAAGTAATTCTCAACAAACACAAGAAATGTTAGAGTATTAAAATGGCTGATTTCGCAGGTAAAGATGGTTTCATTTGGTGGGTGGGATTTGTCGAGGACAGAAAAGACCCATTAAAACTTGGAAGACTAAAGGTACGTTGTGTGGCATGGGACTCACAAAATAAAATGGAAGTGCCAACCAGTTATCTTCCTTGGGCTCAAGTTGTTACACCTCTAAACAAAACTCCAAAAGAAGGAGATATGGTTTTAGGATTCTTCGCTGATGGTGTTGATGCTCAGCAGAGAATAGTATTTGGATATTTTCCTGGCATACCATTAAATCCTGCAAATCCTCAGGAAGCATTTAGTGACCCAAGAACTGCAACAGAACTGAAGACTGCACCAAAAACACCAAAAGAAAAAACATACAATACTGACGGAACAGGTATTAAGATTACTGAAAGAGAACAAGCAGAATCTTATCCTAAAAATTTGGATGAACCAACAACTTCCCGTATTGCAAGAAATGAAACGATTGAAAAGACATTCATACAAGAACGTAAAGACAATCGGGTAAAAAATGTTCCAACTGCTAATTCTAACAGTACTTGGGATGAACCAGAAACTCAATATAAAACTGTATATCCTTATAATGATGTACTTGAAACAGAATCTGGCCACTTGTTAGAATTTGATGATACACCAGAGGCTGAAAGAATTCATTTAGCACACCGCAATGGTTCTTTCCAAGAATGGTTTCCTAATGGTGACAAAGTTGAGAAGATTACAAAAAATAACTATACTATCGTAATGAAAGATGATAGTGTATACATCATGGGAAATTGTAATGTCACCGTTCAAGGCAGCGCACAGGTTTATGTTAAACAAGATGCACTCTTAAAAGTTGATGGAGATGTTCAAGTTGCGGTAGGTGGTAATTACACCGAAACTGTTAGTGGAACATACACAGTTACTTCAGGTGGCAACATGAAATTTGTTGCACCTCGTATAGATTTGAACCCATAATATGCCAGCAGTCGCAAGAGATGGAGATTCAACAACTACTGGTCACGGTTGTGATTCAGTAACCACAGTGACTGGTCCAACAGGTTCACCGGCTAAAGTATATGCAAATGGCATTCCTGTAGAATGTAAAGGTAATCCTGTTGCACCACATACAATACCTTCTGGACCTGCTTGTGTAGACCATCCAGATGCGGTAATTAATGTTGGTTCAACTAAAGTTTTTGTTGGTGGAATAGCACTTGCGAGAATCGGTGATTCCACAGATAACGGTGAAATTATTACTGGTTCTCCAAATGTCTTTGCCGGCGGATAAGATAAATAGAAAATGGCAACAGTTAACACTATCAGTTCATCAAAAACATTCAAAGATTTGGATTTGAATTTTGCAATTCATCCAATCAGGAAAGACATAAACATCTTCAATAATGAATATGCTGTCATAAATGCAGTTAAAAATTTGATTTTAACTAATCACTATGAGAGACCTTTTCGTCCAGAATTAGGAAGTAATCTTCGTAGATTACTATTCGAAAATGTTGATAGTTTATTAGCCGCACAAATTGAACGTGAAATAGAAGAAACTATTAATAATTTTGAACCAAGGGTTAGAATATCTAAAGTTGAAGCATTTCCGATTCCAGACGAAAACAAATACCAAGTTAGAATGGAATTTTTCATTGTAGATAAAACTGATTCAGTTACGATAAATTTTTTCCTAGAACGGATTAGATAACATGGCAGACCGATTAAGAGTCACAGAACTTGATTTTGATACAATCAAATCAAATCTAAAGGCATTTTTAAACCAGCAAACACAATTTACAGACTATGACTTTGAAGGGTCAGGACTATCTGTACTTTTAGATATTTTGACATATAACACACATTACAATGCCTACTATCTCAATATGGTTGCAAACGAATCATTTATGGATACTGCATTGTTGCGTGATTCAGTTGTATCTCATGCTAAAACTTTGGGATATGTTCCACATTCAATGAAGGCACCGATTGCCACAATTAACTTTTTAGTACAGTCTTCTAATTCTTCTTCTGGTAACTTAACTTTGCCAGCAGGATTTTCTTTCCTGTCAAACCAAATTGACAACAAATCATATAACTTTGTAGTGTTGGAAGATACACTGGTAACAAAATCAAATAGTTCATATTATTTTGAGAATCTGAAAATTTATGAGGGTCAGTTAATCACCTATAATTACACACAGAATGTAACATTAAACCCAAAACAAATATTTACATTACAAGATACAAACATTGATACAACAACAATCAAAGTTCGTGTTTCTCCATCAGCAACATCAACCGAATCGTCTGTTTATAATTTGGTTTCCGATATCTTGGATATTAATTCAACGTCTGAAGTGTATTTCTTACAAGAAGGACGAAATGGTAAATATGAAATTTATTTTGGAAATGATGTTATAGGAAAATCAATAGCTGATGGTTCTGTTGTTAGAGTATCTTATTTGTTGACAAACGGCACATCAGCAAGTAAAGCAAATAACTTTATTGCCACAGCATCACTATCAGATACATTAGGTGAATCTTTAACTAACTTCACAATTACTTCTGTTTCAGCTGCATCTGGTGGTTCGGAAAGAGAATCAGTTGATGATATCAAGTTTGGTTCTGCGGCACAATTTGCAACACAAAATCGTTTGATTACAACCAAAGATTATGAATCTTACATAAAGAAAAATTATCCATCAATTGATTCTATTTCTGTATGGGGTGGTGAAGAAGAAACTCCAAAGGCTTATGGTAAAGTTTATGTTGCGTTAAAACCAAAACAAGATTACTATATTTCTGAAACAGAAAAACAAAGAATTATTGATGAGATTATTTCTCCAAAATCAATCGTTTCTGTTGATACCGTAATTCGTGACCCTGAGTATTTGTATTTGTTGGTTGCCAATTATGTTGAATATGACAAAAAGAAAACTACACAAAATGCAGAAGGCATTAAAAATGCAATTCGTAATGCCATTTTGTTGTACAATGAAACAAATTTAAATCAATTTGGTTCAACATTTGTTTTATCAAAATTACAAGATGGTATTGATAGTGTTGATTTAAATGCAATTCGTGGTTCTGAAACTGTACTCAGATTACAAAAACGATTTGAACCAGATTTAACAAAATCACTATCATATACAATTAACTTCAATGCAGAGTTGCATAGAGGTACAATTACCAACAGAATGACTTCTACGCAGTTTGATGTGTATGATTCTTATGGTACAAGAAGAACAGTTTTATTGGAAGAAATTCCACAATCATATACTGGTGTTACTTCTATTGAGGTAACAAATGGTGGTTCAGGATATCTTGTTGCACCAACAGTAACAATTACTGGTGATGGTTCTGGTGCAACCGCAACTGCAACAATTGTAAATGGTCGTGTTGTTAGTATTACAGTAACAAATCGTGGTTCTGGTTATACACGAGCATTAGTAACAATTTCTGGTGGCAGTGGTTATGGTGCAACTGCGATTGGTATACTAGATGCCAAATACGGAACAATTCGCACAATTTATTATGATGAATTTGTTCAAAGACAAGTTGTAAATGAAAATGCTGGAACAATAGATTATGCTTCAGGTACAATCACAATAAATGATATAAGAATTTTATCAGTTACTTCTGGTGATGGTTTAATTCGTTTAACGATTGAATCTGAAAGAGGTATTTTATCGTCTACTAAAAACACAATCATCACTATTGATGAAACAGATTCAACTTCTATTTCAACCGAACTAACTGAAATCTAATGACTGATAAATTAACATCATTACTTGTTAATCATCAAGTTCCTGAATTCGTTCGGGAAGAGTATCCGCTTTTCATAAATTTTTTAGAAGCATACTACGAATACCTTGAACAAAAACAAGGCACAGAATTAAATGATTTAACCGCAAAAGCAAAAGATTTGCGTTATATCTCCGATGTGGATGATTCTATTGATGACTTTGAAATTAACTTTTTCAATACATATGCATCATTAGTTCCAAGAGATGTTGCGGTAGATAAAGCTGCACTTATTAAGAATGTTTTACCTCTTTACCTTTCAACGGGTTCAGAGGCATCATTCAAACTCTTGTACCGATTTATGTTTGGGCAAGAGTTACAAGTTACCTATCCAAAGAATAATGTTCTTCGTGCATCTGATGGTAAGTGGGAAATTGAAAATACATTAAAAGTTTCTTCTAATTTCTACTCATACTATACTGGTGACGGCACAACAAAAGAATTTAAGATTCTACAGGCACTAGATTCTTCTCAAATTTCAGTTTATGTAAATGATGTATTACAAACAACTGGATTCTATGTAAGAAAAGAATCAAAGAAACTTGTTTTCAATACTGCACCTATAACTGGTTCTGAGATTAGAGTTCTGCATAAGACGCTTGATAAAACTATATTTGCCAATAGAAAAATTACTGGTGTATTATCTGGTGCAACAGCTCTTGTAGAAAAAGTTTCAAACAAAATTGTAAATGCAGAAACGGTTGTTGAATTATACATCAATGACAAAACTTTGATTGACACATTCACAAATGGTGAAGATGTAACCACCAGTGTTTTTGTTGATGATGTTTTGGTAAATGTAATTGTTACCACAATTTCCAACGTACTGAGAATCAACATCATTGATGGTGGTGCCAACTATAATGTTGGTGACCCAGTTATTGTTAATGCACCAATTGCTGAAGTTTATCCTTCTGCATTAATTTCAAAGACATTTAAGGGTGTAATCAACCAAGTTCTCATTACTGATGGTGGTGCAGGATTTATGGTTGGTGAAAGAATTGCTGCTATAGATTATGCTAACACTCAATTAGATTTTGCAATTGCGAATGTTAATACAAATTCTGCAAACACAGTAAATGTTTTTCAAATTTACACCGACATTATTACCGATGTTGATCCAGCAAACACAGTATTGACAGCAGCCAATTGGCATTTTCCTGGTAACATTGCACCATCAGGTGTAATCAATGTTAACTCGGTAATTTCAACTGCATTTTCAAATACAAAATATATTTCAATTGGTGAAATTTCTAATGTTACAATTACGGCAGCTAATGTTGTTGTTACGACTACACCTGTTCTTAATGCGGCACCTGCATATGTAACAATTACACCTTTGACTGCAAACACACCTTCATCAACAAGATTAACGATTGATACATTTGGTTCACTAGGTAAAATGGTTGTTCGCAATGGTGGTACAGGTTATTCAGTTTTTGATGAATTGGAATTTACAAATAAACCAATGTCATTTGGAACGGGCGCATCGGCCATCGTTTCAAAAATAGCAACTAGTGGTCGCATCACCGAAGTTAAATTTGTACCAAATAAAATTACAGGTAATGTAAATGTAACCGCAGTTTCAAATGTAATGGTTCAAGGTATCGGAACTTCATTTAATACTGAATTAGTTCCAGGTGATGAGATTATGATTGGATATGATACTCGTAAAGTTATCAGTATTGCATCTGCAACATCATTGAATGTTACCTCTGCAAGTTGGACACAAATTTATTTAGCAGTACCAATTAGAAAGTTGGGTAAAAGTTTAATTGGTGGTCAAGGTTACTCAAATGATAAACTACCAACAGTAACAGTAAATTCATCTGGTGGTTCTAATGCTGTAATTGAAGTTACCACAACTATGGGTGATGGTGAAAACTTGTTAGCCAAAGGTACAAAACGACCAGGTGAAATTGAAGAAATCATTGTTACAAATCCAGGTAGAGCAATTAAGGTTCTTCCAAGTGTTGATTTATCCACTTATGGTGATGGTACTGCAAGAGCAAATGTTACATTAAATCCTTCATATGAAACACTAGAAGGTCGTTGGTCAACTTCTGATAGTATGTTATCGTCTTCAGATAGAAAACTACAAGGTCGTGACTACTATGTAAACTATTCTTACCTACTTTCTTCTGCCACAGAGTTTGCTAAATATAAGAAAGTATTTAAAGACTTATTACACCCTGCCGGTTTCAAAGCATATGCTGAATTAACAAAACTAGATGAACTAGAACCAACAGTTGCAACACTCGAAACACTTGTTGCACCAAAGAATATTAAAACACTTTCTGGTCTTGTAAGTATTGTTAACACAAGCATTTATGTAACAGGTTCAAATACTAAATTTAATGTTGCCAATAGTCTAGGTATTATGACTGTTGGTTCATATATTGCTGTCAATTCGGAAATCCGTGTTGTATCAAGCATTATAAGTAATACAAATCTTGCGGTTACCAGTGCGTTCACTATAACTGCAAACAATGAAGAACTATTGGTTGTAAATACCGTATACGATGCTATTGCAACAGAAATCACATTGGATGAAATCATTGCAGAAAACGAACTAACATTGACAGTAGAATCATAATAGGACACAAGAATGTCAACAACAAAGATTACCTCTTTACCAGTATTATCATCACCTTCTGCAAATGCTGAAAACACAGTATTTGTGGTTGTTGATAAGAGTAGTGGAACCGCAACGACAAAACAATTAAGTCTACAGAATTTAGATTTGTTTGTTGATAATGTTGGTTCTGTTGCTTTTGCACAAGCTAACGCTGCGTATAATCAGGCCAATACTGCAAACTCTAATGCTGCAACTGCTAATACAAATGCAGGTTTGGCAAATACTAGTGCTGCAGCTGCAAATACTAATGCTACTAATGCAGGCACTTATGCCAATGCGGCCTTTGCGAAAGCCAACTCTGCGAATGTGTTGGCGCAACAAGCGTACAACGCAGCCAACTCTGCGAACACATTTGATTATACAACTATTGCAACTTCTGCTGGTTTTTACGGTGATTCTATTTCTGTTGCATCATTTAACTTGGCCGCAAATGGTCGTGTCATTAGTGCATCAAATATTGCTATTACTGGTTTTGCAAATTCAACATATGCGACTTCTGCATATGACAAGGCCAACTCTGCAAATGTTCTTGCACAAGCCGCTTTTAATGCCGCAAACACAGAAACAATAGGTACCGCAGCGTTTGCAAAGGCCAATAGTGCCAACGTACTTGCACAACAAGCATATGATGCCGCAAATTCTGCCAATGCACCATTTTCTCAAGCTGCGTTTGATAAGGCAAATTCTGCAAATGTACTAGCACAGGCCGCATACGATAAAGGTAACTCTGCGAATGTATTGGCACAGACTGCCTATAATGCTGCCAACTCTGCGAACACTTTTGACTATACAACCATTTCAACAACCGCAGGTGTTTATGGTAACTCAACATATGTTTCAGTTATTACCTTGGCGGCCAATGGTCGTGTCAGTTCTGTAACAAATACTGCAATCACAGGATTTGCCAATTCAACTTTTGCATCAGCATCATTCGACCAAGCAAATGCAGCTTTCAATAAAGCAAATTCTGCAAATGTATTGGCACAACAAGCATATGATTATGCCAATACAGTTACTATCACTCTGAATAATGCATTTATTACTGCATCCAGAAATACTGCCAATTCTGCGTATGCACATGCAAATGGCGCCTATGATGCCGCAAATAATGCTCTCTCAACCGCATCACTATCTTGGTTGACTGCAAATAGTTCAGACACAAAAGCAACTTCTGGTTACGCACATGCGAATGGTGCTTTCAATAAGGCAAATAGTGCAAACGTAATTGCACAGGCCGCATTTGATACTGCCAATACTAATGCGGGTGTTATTACATCTTCATTCACACAAGCAAATGCTGCTTTTGATAAAGCAAATTCTGCTAATGTATTGGCACAGGCTGCGTTTGATACTGCAAATACTGGTAGTACAACTGCAAGTGCAGGATTCAATCAAGCAAATACTGCCACTACAATTGCACAATCTTCTTATGATTTTGCAAACACAGTTAGCACTTATGCAGCATCGGCATATGCGACTGCAAATACTAATGCAACAACAATTTCAACTGTATCAACCAGAACCAATTCTGCATACGATACTGCAAATACCGCACTTACATTTGCCGCACAAGCAGTAAGTTATGACAATCAAGCAAATGCCGCATACGATGCTGCAAACTCTGCGGTAATCATTGCAAATCAAGCAAACACAACTGCAAACAATTTGGTTGTAACTGCACAATCTATATTGGATAAAACTAATGCTGCATTTAATCAAGCCAACACAGATGCAACAACTGTTTCTGTTACATCAGGAACTTATGGCAATTCAACAATAGTTCCCATTGTTACTGTTGCTGCAAATGGCCGTATTAGTTCTATTTCAAACACTTCAATAGCATTTACTGCAAATACTTTAGTATATGTTGGTTCTGCACCATCTACAAACAAAGGTACGACTGGTGATACCAAAGGTATGGTATATCTTGCCAACAATTATTTCTACTATTGCACCGCAACTTACACGACAGGTACTGCCAATATTTGGAGTAGAATTTCATCAACTGACGCTTGGTAATGATAGATAAATAAAACACTATGTCAAATTATACTTCAAAGAAGTTAGCGTTCAATAACGCTGAACAATTCAAAGAGTCATTCTACGAACCAGAACCGGCTACGCTTGGTTATATTTTCTTAGGAAACCATGTTGCATGGCCAAATGAAGATGCACCAACAACAGCAGTTGATACAGTTTCAAATGAGAAATCTATTTGGGAAAACATGTATGCTGGTAAAAAGATAACTGGTAATGATGTTGAGTTGGTTATTCCAAGAGTCAATTGGGAAGCAAACAAAAAATATCGTGAGTATGATGACACAATAGATTTGACAGAATTAATTACTTCTAATACTGCACAGAATTTAGGTCCAGTATATGTTATGAATTCTGACAGAAATGTGTATTTGTGTCTTTCAAACAATACTACAACCGCAAATTCTACTGTAGAACCAACTGGTAAAAACTTCAATGCAAACGGTATTATTCAAACTGCCGACAGTTATGTTTGGAAATATCTTTACAACATTAAGCCATCAAATAGATTCTATAGTAACAACTGGATTCCAGCACCAACTTCAACTGCAAAATTAGACTATGATACTTCATCTTTAATTTCAGTTGATGGTGAGTTAACAAATATTGTTGTTGTATCTGGTGGTTCTGGTTATATCCACAGCACAATTTCTGTGGGTGCATTTGCAACAGGCTGCACAACACTCTCAGTTGCCAATACAACCAATTTAACTGCAAATATGGCAATTTCTGGTACAGGTATTGCATCAGGAACTCACATTGAATCTGTTGATGTTGTAAATACTACAATTCAATTATCAAGCTCAACTACCAATTCTGGTGGTGGTACAGGCAACACATTGTTTGTTCAGTCTAGAGTTTATATTTCAGGTGATGGTATTGGTGGTGTTGCATCAACAGTATTATCCGGCAACTCAATTAGTGATATATCAGTATCATCTTATGGTAAAAATTATTCTGTGGCTAATGTGTATATTTACGGAACAGGAACTGGTGCTCAAGTTAGAGCAGTATTGCCACCTAAATTTGGTCACGGATACAATCCTGCAAAACAATTAGGTGCATCCAATGTAATGGTTGCAATGAGAATTGGTGAAGTAGATTCCACAGAAGGTGGTATTATTTCTACAGATACTACATTCCGACAGTATGGTCTTCTGAGGGATCCGTATAAATATGGTGAAACAGTTTCAGCAAATACTTCTACTGCTAATACAGTATTTTCACAGACAACTAATTTGACAGTAATTTCTGGAACTGCATTTAATTTGAATGAATTTGTGTATCAAGGACCATCATCATCTTCACCTACTTTTAGTGGTTATGTACATGCATATTCTACCAATCAAGTTAGATTGACAAAAGTAAAAGGTAGTATTTCTGTTGGTAGTCCATTAAAAGGCACAGAAACAAATCCTTCAGGAAGAACAGTTGTTACATATAGTAATCCAGAATTTGAACCATATACAGGCGATATTTTGTATGAAGAAAACATTGTTAGCGTTCAAAGAACAGACGGTCAGGCAGAAAGCCTCAAATTTGTCATACGATTTTAAGGAAAAGATAGTTCATGGCTCTTGATACAAATTTTAATGTAAATCCATATTATGATGACTACGATGAAGACAAGAGGTTTCTTCGTGTCCTTTTCAAGCCTGGCTATGCAGTTCAGGCTCGTGAATTAACACAAGCGCAAACAATTCTCCAAAAACAAGTTGAACGATTTGGTTCAGCTGGTTACAAAAATGGTAGTGTTGTTACTGGTGCAGAAACATTCACACAAGATGCTACATACATCAAGTTAAATTCCAGTTATCTTGGCACCGATATTGTTGCCAATAATTTTATTGGAATGACAATTCTCTCTAACGATGAGTCAAAGAGAGCAGAAGTTATTAGAGTATATGAGGCAGATTTAGGTACTGGTGACCCAATTACCTTAATGGTAAAACAACTTTATGGTGATGCATTTGCAGCCGCTGATGTTATCAAGACCAATGAAACTTCACCATACTATGCTGAAATTGCAGCTAGTGGTGTTGGTACTGGACAAATCTTTTCTGTTACTGAAGGTATTTTCTATTATGAAGGTTTCTTCATTAAGAATGATAAACAAACTATTGCAACTTCAAAATATGACAATATTTCTTCAAATGTAAGAATTGGTTTTGAAGTTACAGAAACACTTGTTAAATCTACCAGTGACACAAGTCTTTTAGACCCAGCGCAAGATGCATCAAACTATCAAGCACCAGGTGCAGATAGATTTAAGATTGATTTGGTTCTTGCAACAAGAAGTTTAGATTCCACAGACACAACAAAATTTATTGAGATTAGTAGAATTCAAAGTGGTCAAAGCACAAGAACTGCTGACACAGGTATTTCTGCAATCATTGAAGATGAATTAGCAAGAAGAACATATGATGAGTCTGGTAACTATACAGTAAGACCATTCTTATTATCCATGGAAACAAATGCTGCCAATAGCGCAAACATGGATGTCATTTTGTCGCCAGGCAAGGCATACGTCTATGGTTATGAATATGGTACGACTTCACCTACCACAATTACAATCGAAAAATCAAGAACAACTTCTAATGTTAACAACAAAAGAATAACTGGTGATTATGGTAATTTTGTTTACACAACTGAACATATTGGTAACTGGCCTATTGACCAGTTAAGTACAGTTGACTTACATTGTGTTCCAAATGCGTCAATCAATGTAACATCAACCGCATCAATTTCAAATACAAAAATTGGTACTGCAAGAGTTAAATCCGTTGCATTTGATTCTTCTTCAAACACAGCCAATGTTGTAACATATTCGTACAAAACATTTTTGTTTGATATCAATGTTAACAATTCAATTACTGGTAATGTAAACACATATACCACAGGCACATCAACTGTTGTAAGTATCGGTAACACAACCGCTGGTCAAGTATTCTCTACTGTTGATAATGCCTACAAGGGTGCAAAACTTAGAATTACAACTGGACCTGGTACTGGTGAATCACCAAAATTCATTACATCATCCACTGGTTCATCTGGCAACTTAACACTTGCATCAGCATTTACTGCCACACTAAACTCACAATCTAAATTTGCAATTGATTTTGAATTCAATGATACTGATTCATTGGCAACATTTAGTGGCACAACAAAAATTAATGCTGCATCAATTGATAACCGTTCAAGAGATTTAACATCAACATATTCTGATGTATCGGTTACTGATTCTTCATACGAACCATTAATATTCCAAGTTGGTCAACAATATGTTGCACCAGGAACTATTGCAGATTTTTCATATACACAAAGAAGACTATATCAAAACGTAGCATTTTCTGGAACAGGAACAACTGTAGATTCAGCTGCACTATCAACATATAGTGGTGAATCATTGTCTTCTGCAACAACCACA